TCAACTGTTGCATTTTTTGCAACAACTGCTCCTGCGTCCGCCTGTGCTCTCTCCTGCGTCTGCGGTTTATTATGTACGACCTCATTTGCAACAGCGGAAAGTGCGGACTGGATTCCTGTCTGAATTCCGCCGCTGACTCCGCCGGAAACCGCGCCTGCAAGGGAATCAAAAGCAATGCCTTCAACAATATCCTTCCAGGCTTGTTTTTCAGCTTCCTCTTCGCTCATACCCTTCGCAACATATTCCTTTGCAAGAATATTGAAATTGCTGAAGTCGCCCATGACAATATTGTCGGCAAGGGTATTGATTATCGAAGTCGTTCCTTCCTCAATTCCTTCTGCGCCGCTCTGCTTGACAATGTTGAGCATAAGTTCCTTGAAAGTTTTGGAAGAACCGATTTTAAGAAGCCTTTCAACACTAAGCATTTCCGGAATTGCCTCTGCAAAACCGGACATGATGCCGAAAGCAATCGCCTGTTCATCACTTGCGCCTCTGTTTTTTGCATCATCGATTCCGGATGCAGCCGCAGAACCGAAGTATGTAAGAAGGGTTCCCGTACCGCCAAGAGTATATGCTGTCGCCATGCTCTGACCAATACTCGTTCCGATGCCGTAAACATCGCCCCAGCCTTTTCCTCCGATTACAGGAATATCTCCGTCAAGAGTACCGTATTCCTCATTGAGGTGCTCGGAAATTCCGCCTGTAACAGCCTGCGACCATTCATAAGGCGACATCTCTCCGTCGCTCACAATTCTTCCTCTCGCCGCTTTCTGCGCAAGGTCATAAAGAAAATCTCCGCCGCCCAGAGCAGACGAGGCGATCGCTCCGACAGTATCTGCCGCCGCTTTCAAGGGATTTTTCGTGCTCTCTTCTTTAACTGTCTCAGCCTGCTCCTGCTCTTTCTGTAAATTTATACCGTTGTTTACCGAAGCGGCATATTCCTCTGCCGCTTCAATTCCGTATGTATCATAATAATAACCGAAAGTGTATCTCTGCTCATCAGACCATTCTTCCATCGGTTCTTTCCAGGAGGTATCCTCACGAAGTGCCTCTGTAGCAATGGTTAAATTGCTTCCAATGGCTGTGGCATCCGGAGAGCTTCCCATTGCACGAAAAACTCTCTCCCACCATTTAAGTTCAGAATCTTCTTTTTTCTCTGCGTTTTTCTGCCGTTCAATTTCAAGAAGATAGTTATTATAGCCGATTTTACCTTTCTCTATATCTTCAACAGAAAGGTCTTTGAAGTCAAATTCAACAGAATCTTTACTTGTATCTGTGTTGTTTTCCGCAATTCCGTTTTCTACTGAATTCTCAAGAAAACTTTGGAAATCAAAGCCTTCGTTCTTATGCGTTGTTGTCTCCTCTTTTTTTGTGGAAGAATCGTTATTGTTCTGTTCAAGGAAGTCTTTGAAGTCAAATGCCATACAACGTCACTCCTTTAACCATAACCATATTTTTTGGCAGCTTTTGCAAATTCTGCGTCGCTGATACCATATTCTTTCTGCAGTCTTGCAGCCTCTTCCGGAGTAATTTTTCCATTCATTACATCTTGGAGAAGCTGGTCGGCAACAAGAGAAGCATCTCCCGGTCCCAAACTCGGATTATCGGGATTACCGCCTCCATCCCCAAGTGCTCCTCCCGCAATAAGCTGATTAACCGCTTTCTGAACTTCCGCCGGGTCATATCCCGCCGCCGCAAGAGCTTTCTTTCTCGCATCGCCGTTGCCGTAATCGCCGCGGATAACCGCCATCGCAACGTCATAAAGGCTCGTTCCGCCGGAAGAACCTTTGGAAGAAGAACCCTTGCCGGAACCGCCGGAAGGAACACCGGAAGAACCGCCTCCGTAGTTCTTGTCGCCGAAAGGACTGTCGGTCTCGTAATCCTCCTCGTCCGGCATCTTTCCGTAAGTGAGGTAGTAATTTCTGACATCCTCGTCCTGGGTGGCAAGCCATTTCTTGAGAGCTTCCTTGTCCTGGTATTTCTGGAACTCCTTGTCGTCCATGTCGCCGAGCAGAGCATACTGGTTATAAAGCTCCTCGCCCTCGGCGTTGTATTTATCAAGCGCAAGCTGATAAAGCTGCGGAACAATGTCGTTGAGCTCCTCAAGATGTCCCTGGTAAACCTGCTGTCCGGCGGTCTGCGCCCAGGAGTTTCCGAATCCTCCGGTAAGAGCCGCCTGCTGTCCGACCGTGTCCATCATCGCCTGCTGTCCCTGCCTGGTATATTTGTCCTTGTATTGGTTGTAGAAGGCGTCGCCGTTGAGGTCGTAATTGAATTCCTCCCTGTTGAGAATTTTGTCCATCGCGCCCTTAAGCTGTTCCTCCCAGGGACTTTTATATCCTGCGTCCTGCTGTGCCTGCGCCGTGGTCTGCGCCTCCTCAAAGGCGTCCCTGTCCTTGTCCCTTGTTACCGCGCCGTATTTAAAGTTCAGCATTTTTTATCCCTCCTGGAAAATATCGAATTCAAAGGCGGAAAACGCCGCAAAAACATTGTTCGCCTCTGCCGAAAGTGTAACTGTGATAACTCCTTCGGAACTGCTTACCGATGCAATTCCGTCGGAACCGGAAAAAGCCGCAGTCCCGTCCTCTTTCACGAAAACATTTCCGTAAATCCCTCCGCCGAAAAGGAAGATGTTCTGTCCCTCCGCTGCATGGATAATGTTGAAAACCTTCCCGGAAACAAAGAACGGAACGTAAAAGAAGTTCCCAAGCCTTCCGGAAAGCTCCTCTCCCGCCTTGATTCTCCTGTCAAGGGCGGAAATCTCCTTCTGCGTCTTCTCGTGTTCTTTTTTTGTGCAAAAGTCCTTCTCAATTGGTGGCTTCATTTGCTCGTAATATGCGCTCACTATCTCCGAAGCCTGGATAAGCATGGGTTTGATCGCCGCGGCAATGGAGGAAACGTCCCCTCCGGAAACTGCGGAATCGCCCTTGTCAATGCTCGAAAAAATCCATTCAAGCTGACCTACAAGCTGATAAAGGTAGCTCTTAATCTGCTCAATCTGCTCCCGGTCAGTCCCTGCCGTGATGTTCGGAAGTCTCAAATCCATCAGTAATCACTCCCTTGCTCCAGGGTCTTGACCATGGAAAAGATTTTCGCTCCGCCCTGTCCTTTGAACCGGAGCTTGAAATGGTCGCATCTCTTCGGTCGGACGGGGATCGAAAAGCTCCGAAGGGTCGTTCCGGTCATGGATGTGATGTGCTCCCAGATTCCGGAGGAATCATATTGAGCATCAATGCTCATGGTAGAACCGATTTCAAGGCTCATTCTGATGATGATTCTCGAAATATATTTTTTTCCCGCAGTCTCGGTTCCGAGATCTCCGGTTTCCGCCATCCATTCAAAGTTATCCTCGTGCTCGTTTCCGCTTCCGAAAACCGTTCTGATGCTTCCGTCCGCCTCATCGATGAAGAACATTTCCTCCCGGTGCTCACAGAACTGGAGAACTTTCGTCCCGTCCTCCCTGTGCCACATTCCTCTTGCGGTGTCGAGCACGAAAAAGCTCGGTTCGTCCTTTGCGTTGAGCATCGAAATATAGTATTTGTTGCCGTGAGCACCGCCTACAGCATCCTTATATCTCTCCTCACCGAGAGCCGTGCTCATTTCAACCGGAAGCGAACCGTCGTATGCGCATACAGCAGAACGGGATTTGTAATAGAGCACCTCGTTAACAATCGCAAGGCTTTTTGAGCATCCTTCCTGGACTCCCCTGCATTCGGTAACCTGTATCTGGAAATTGGAAGGAAAATTTCCGTAAACCTTGTGGAGACAGTTCTCCTTGAAGAAGATAGGATAACCTCTGTGGGTAACAGCTCCTGTGAACTTCCCGTCCGTTCCGCAGGATGCGGCGTAGGAGTCCGTGGAAATGCCCATGAAGCAGTTCCAGTTCCGGAAGTCGCCGAGCTTCGATGCGTAGATTTCGTTGACCGTCTCGCCGTTCTTCGCCCTGCCGTATCTGCATCCCCAAAGCCTGTTTCCGCTCTCGGTGATGAAGTCCATCTCCGGCATCTCCCTCTTGATTTCAATGCTTCCGACCTGGGATAACGCCTCGTCAAGGAGTCCGATAACAACGATGAAGTCCTCTCCCTTCGCCTGGATAACCGCCGTTCCGTTAAGCTCCGGAACAGCCGTGATTCCGGAAAGCGAAACTCCGTCAAAGACCTCAAAGTCCCTGCCGATTCCTCTTGCGGAAATCTTGACATAGGTCGTCGGAATGGTCGCCCAACTTCCGTTTGCCGTGGAATACTGCTTAAGGCTGTGCGGAACAGCGGAAGTGTCGAGCCATAGCTCAAGGTTCTCCGGGTTTTCCGGAGCTGTGTCCGAAACCTGGGTCTCGCCGTAACTCTCGCCGTTCACCTTGCAAAGGTCAAACCGAACCTCTCCGGAGGATTTGAAGGCGGATTCAATATCCCCGAAGTCCGAAAGGTCTGCGGTGTTGATGTATTTCTTATCCGGCATGATAATGACATAAGCTCCGATGGAAACAAGGTCTTTCGGTCTGTCGTCAAAACCCATCTCGATTCTCTCGTTTCCGAAAACAAACTCCGTCCCGTCAACATAGCAAAGCTCGTCTTTGGAGCAGATGCCGAGAGCCCTGCCCGGTCTCGCATAAATCCCCCTCTTCACTCTGGGAGAAAGAACCGGGTAATGGTCGGAGGAAAGGTTCTCCATGTCGAAGAACTCCCCGTCTCTGATTCTGATGTTGTGGTCATATCCGCCGAAGGTATCAATGGTCTGCTTTCCGGTGGGTATAACCTCAAGAACCGGGTATTCCTGCATCGTCCTTCCTCCTTTCAG